CTCTCGACCCATGTCTCGCCGAGGAGCGTGTTGCGTGCCGCGCGCAGCATCTCGTCGGAGCCCTGGGCCGCCAGCCAGTCGCGCGCGATCTGCTCCCAGCTCTTCCAGCCGATCGGCGAGTAGAGCGCCGAGAGGTGGAAGCCGATGGCGCTCGGGTTTTCCGAGACGGCCGTCGCGCGCCATTCACCGCGCTCGAGCATCTGCGTCTTGTGATGCTCGGCGATCGGGCGGTCGCAGCCCTCGCAGTGATAGGCCGCCGTTTCCGGTCGCTCCTTCGCCCAGCGCAGCCGCTCGAACTGAAGCCATTGCATATGGCCGCAATGCGGGCAGGGCACGAAATACCGCCGCTGGTCGCTCGCCTCGAATTCGCGCTCGATGCGCGACAGCCCCCGGATGGTCGGCGTCGAGACCATGAACACCTTGCGCCGATGCGCGAAGGTGGTGGTGCGGGCCTCCGCCAGCGTGACAGGATCGCCTTCCTCGTCGGCCGAGGCCGGATAGGCATCGACCTCGTCGAGGAAGACATAGCGCGCGGGCATCGACCGCAGGCCGGTCGCGCTGTTCGCCCCGGTCAGCACAAGGATCCCGCCGGGGAATTCCTTCGACAGCATCGAGTTGCCGGCATCGCGCGAGCGGGCCGGCTGCACGCGCTCCTTCAGCGCTGCGCTGTCCTCGATCAGCGGATCGATCCGGCCGCGCGAGGTTCGCTTGGCCATCTCGACCGTGGGCAGAACCGCCAGCATTGGCCCCGGCGCGTGGTGGATCACGAAGCCGATCCAGTTGTTGCCGGCCTCGGTCGCGCCGACCTGTGCGGCCTTCATGAAGCTGATCCGCTGTGCGGGATGGCCTGGCGAGAGCGCATCCATGATCTCGCGCAGATAGGGCGTGCGCGTGGTCCGGTATTGCCCCGGCTCGGCCGAGGCGCGCGAGGACAGCCAGCGGTGCTGGTCGGCCCATTGCGACACCGTCAGATCCGGATCCGGCCGCATGGCCCGGCGCCAGGCGCGCAGGAGATCCTCGGCCCCTTCGAAGCCGAGATCGAGGCCGTCGGTCAGATCAAGGTCGGTCGGGTCCTGTTGGTCGTCTCCTTCAGCCGATTGAGACCCGGAGCTCGGCCAGGGCGTCGAGCTGCTCTCGGACATGGGTTTCCAGCACCCTTTGCAGGATCGTAGTCTCTATCGTCACGGGTGCTCCGGAGGCCTTCTCCATTTCTGCGGACAATTGTGCGGCGATCAGCGCCGCTACACGGGTGGGCCATGTGACCCAGACATCGCGTTCCTGGCGCGCGAGGCGGAACACCAGCGTCTCGGCGCGTGCTCGGTCGACCAGAACGCCCTTCTTCTTCTGGATCGACAGCTGGCGTTCCTGCGCCTGATAGACGGTGAGGGCCGTGCGGGCCTTGAGGTAGGACGTGCTGTCGGCCGGGCCCGAGCCCGGGCCATCTCCTGCGTTCAAGCCGCCCCGCGCGCGCATCTGCTGATCCGGATCCGTCGTGGCGCCCCGCCGGGCATCCGAGGCGGTGGCGTTGATCGAGCCGTCTGCAAACAGCACCAGGCGGCCGGTCTTGCGCGCCTTCTGGACCGCCCCGCGCGACAGACCGGACCGGGCGGCATAGGCGCGTTCGGACAGACCTTCCATGGCAGTTGGGATATCCTCAAGGTTATGGAATTAAACAGGAAAGCTTGTCCATTCGAGTTGATTGCACCCTGTGATCGAGCGACTCCTGGATCAGGAAGACCTGATCGGAGACATACCCATGACCATCGCCGACCGCTTCAACGCCGAGGCCGCCCGCTTGCTGCCGCACATGGCAGCTGACCTTGCGGTCGATCCCGCCATTACCACCGCGAACGAGATCGACGAGATCGTCTTCCGCCGCAGCGAATTCCTCGGCGGGATGGCCTGCGCGATCCTTGCGCTGATCGCACAGCAGGACGGAGGCGAGGCATGAGCTCCGGACCCCACGCAAGAGAGGAGTGGACCATGACCCGTCTGAACCCGATTACCACGCCCCGCCACCAGCTGCGCGCCGAGAAGGCGCGGCGGAACAAGGAGGCCGCGCTCGCCACCTTCACTGGCAAGAAAGCTGAGATTGATGAGATGCTCGCCCGCTTGGCGCGGCTCAGCGACGATCACTTCGAGACCAACCCCGATGAGATCACTTGGGGCGATGTCGGCACCCTCGAGCATTACGCCGGCCTGCTCAGGCGCATCACCGACAGCGCCTTTGGCGAGGGTGAGCACGCCGAGTGATGCGCTGGCCCTCTGGTCTGGTTCAGCCCGCCCGTGTGGCGGGCTCGATCCGGTAGAAGGCGCTGCATCCCGCGTCGCCTGACCAGCACCGGAGGCCAAGATGCCCAAACTCACCGACACCCAATCCATCATCCTCAGTCGCGCCGCGACCCGTCCCGGCAATCTGGCGCTCCCGCTGCCCGACGGGCTGCACGGGGCGGCCGCCCAAAAAGTCGTCGGCATGATGATCGCGCGCGGTTGGCTCGAGGAGGTTGCGGCCGGTCTGCGCCGCGGCGAGCCGCTCTGGCGCGAGACTGGCGATGGCCACGGCACAACGCTGATCGCGACCGAGGTCGGGCTTGAGGCCATCGGGATCGAGCCAGTGGTGGCGAGGACCATTGCGAACCTGGGCAAGGCCAAGCCGAACCCCTCCACGAAAGCCGCCCCCGCCGAGACTGGCTGCGCCGATGCACACAGGCCCGTCGGTATCCGAAGCGGCACTAAACAGGCGCAGATCATCGCGCTGCTGCAGCGTTCCGAAGGCGCCGCGGTCGCCGAGATCGTGGCCGAGACGGGCTGGTTGGCGCATAGCGTCCGGGGCATGATCTCAGGCGCACTCAAGAAGAAGCTTGGACTCGCCGTCACTTCCGAGAAGGTCGAACATCGAGGTCGCGTCTATCGTATCGAGCGCTGATTTCGATCCTCCGCACGGCTGAAGTCCCGTCTGTAAGGAGGCCGCCGCCGTATGAGCGGCGGCTTCATCACTCTGACCCGGATCGCCTCGAACAGGCGTCGAAGGATGAATGAGCGGGTTATGCTGATCCCCGTGAAAATCAGCCCCATTTGCAGATTCTGCGTCAGCGTCGTTTGCAGCCCGAAACCTGGGAAGATCAGGATCTGCGTCACGACCGCGAGGCCGTAGCCGACGACCACGTTCGTGAGCGCCTCGATCAGCGACATGGCGCGCGACTGTTTCATGCTGCGACGCGCTCCCCCTTCAACGTGTCGAAGGTCTTGTCGGAACCGTAGAGCACCGCCTGCGCGCCCGTGAACTGCTGCCATCGCTCGATGGCAACATCGACATACGCCGGGTTCAGCTCGATCCCGTAGCAGACCCGCCCCGTGGTCTCGGCCGCGATCAGTGTCGTGCCGGACCCCATGAAGGGCTCATAGACCGCTTGGCCCGGGCTGGAGTTGTTCAGGATCGGGCGGCGCATGCACTCGACCGGCTTTTGCGTGCCGTGCACGGTGTCGGCATCCTGATCGCGGTTGGCGATCTGCCACAGCGTCGTCTGCTTGCGATCGCCCGCCCAGTGGCCCTTGCCCTTTGCCCGCACGGCGTACCAGCAGGGCTCGTGCTGCCAGTGATAATCGCCGCGGCTGAGAACGAGGCGATCCTTGGCCCAGATGATCTGCGACCGGATCGCGAAGCCTGCGGCGATCAGGCTGTCGACCACGGTCGCGGCATGCAGCGCGCCATGCCAGACATAGGCCACGTCACCCGGGAACAGTACCCAGGCCTCGCGCCAGTCGGCGCGGTCATCATTCAGCACCTTGCCCGTGCGTCTGGTTTTCGCCGCGCCCGCTTGGTTGCGCCATGACGGATCATATTCCACGCCGTAGGGCGGGTCGGTCACCATCAGCAGCGGTTTCAAGTCGCCCAGCAACTTGCCAACGACATCGGGCGACGTGCTGTTGCCACAAATCAACCGATGCGCGCCCAGCTGCCAGAGATCGCCCGGCACGGAGACCGGCGCGACCGGCAGCTCGGGCACCTCGTCCTCGCCCTCGACTGGTCCATCGTCGCCCAGCGCCTCGGGATCATGCAGGAGCGCATCCAGATCCTCGTCGCTGATCCCCAGCAGCGACAGGTCAAAATCCTCGGCCAGCAGGCCCGCGATCTCGTCGCGCAAGATTGTCTCATCCCAGTCGCCCAGTTCGGTGAGCTTGTTGTCCGCGATCCGGTAGGCCCGGCGCTCGGCCTCGTCGAGATGACCCAGACGAATGACCGGCACTTCGGTCAGCCCAAGCAACGTCGCGGCAACCACCCGGCCGTGCCCGGCGATCAACTCGCCGTCGTCGGCCACCATGCAGGGCACAGTCCAGCCGAACTTGGCCATGCTGGCGGCGATCTTGGCGACCTGGTCGTCGCCATGCAGCTTGGCATTGCCGGCATAGGAGCGCAGCCGTTCGATCGGCCAGGATTCGATCTGGCTCGGCGCAAAGACGAGGTCCATGGAGCGGGGCTCGGGATGTGAGGGAAAAACAAAAGCGCCCGTGAGGGAATTCCTCCGGGCGCTATTCTTCGATGGTTCGTTCCTACGTCAAGGGGGCTAGAAAAGTCAATCGGTTTTTCCGCGTGGAATCAATGTCTTCCGGTACCTCGACGCCATAGTGGTTCCCCAAGGTGGCTTCGGGTGCGAGTGGCTCCAGTCAGCTGGCTTCCCTGGATTCCGCAAAGGAATCCACCTTGCCAGCCGCGCGATCGCGCAAGGGTTTGATATCGAGTCAGAAAATCGAGCGGTGATGGTGAGGTGGCTTCCGGGTGGCTTCCCCGGTGAAAAAGCCAGACGCTAGAAAACTCGCGCGCTGAGCCCCCCCGTATACGGATAGAGCCGGGGAGGAACCACGGGAGGGGGGACGACGCCCTCGGCCCAGAGCAGACGTCGACTCTCGCGGCGGCGAATAACCGCAACGCCCCGAAATCACGGGTCAGTAGGAGTCCGCCTGTCGCTGGAACGGCAGGCCAACCTCGAGAGCATCGAGGATCCGGCCAAGAAATGCGTCACATCCCTTGAGTTCTGTGCGCCCGATATCCTCGTCGGCTTTGTGTGCACGCGAGATGTCGCCCGGTCCGCAGACAAGTACCG